ATTCATAGCCTGCTCAGTTACATTATCCACTACAGCACCTGTTCTATTCAATGTTTCCAAAGTGCCTACACCCAACCCCCGGGTTGCTGCGGCGTTCATTACAAACTCTCCTGGGGAAAGACGAGTCAGAACATTGTCTCCGGTAGGGGTTCCTGTTCCTTGTACTTCTCCTCCACTTGCCATACCTGGAATGAATTTCTTCATTACCATTGATGACAATATAGACCCAATGGAAGAAGCAACACCACTACTTTTTTCTTTTTCTTCTTTTTGGTCAAACAACATTTCCAATTGTTCTGAATCAACAGCACTAGGTGTCAACACAGCATTTGTTTCAATATCTCCCTTGATGGGAACATCACGAGGAGCATTAAATAAATCCAATTGGTTATCAGCGGCAAACAAATCCAATTGTTCAGCGGGAGTTACTTCTGCTTGGTCGCGGTCTGTTTCCTCGTCTGCTTCTTTTATCAATTCAAGTTGTTCTTCTTGAATTTCAACACTACGAGTTAACAATCCTTCCATCTTGGTGAATATGCCTGTTAAAGTACTTTCCTTTAGTCCTCCAAGAGATTCAGCAGTTTTTTGTCCCTTCACCATTTCTTCAAATGAAGGTTCTGAAGGTTTTTTACCTAGAATGGCATTTAAAATACCTTGAGGGCCTTCTGCAATTGTTTCTTTGAAGGTTCTCCCAATCATTTCTGTAAATCCTTCACCTTCTTTTTGTTCAAATGTTGTGCCAGGTAGATATTTACCTAATATCGTCATTACATCTTTTTTCACTAATTCTTGAGGTGTTGTCACCTTTCTTTCGGTTGCCAACTCTCTAGTTTTTGCAGCAACATCTTCTTTCTTTGAAACTTCTTTTTTCAATTCCAATATTTCTTCAGTTCGAACTTTTATTTCTTCGTCAGTAACGGTTTCTCTTTTCAATGCTTCTTTCAAGGCTTCTTCCTTTATTTTCAATTCATCTTGTAAATCTTTTATATCTAGCTCAGTTTTAGCAACCAATTTAGCTAAAAGATTTTCTATTTGTTGTCTTTCTTTAGAAGTATCCTTTGTACTAGTTGCAATACCTTGTAATGTGGAAAGCATTTTAGAAAAAATATCTTTATCACTTTCTGATAGAGCATCTTCAGCCGCAAATTGTTCTAATGTTGCACCCATCTTTTGTGCGGTTGTTGTGGCAAATTCAACATTTAATTTTGTGGCTTCTTCTGTGGACATTCCCATACCTACATCTTTACCTAGGATAGCCTTTTTCACAGCTTTTGCCAATTCTGATTTTTTTTCTTTTTTAGGTTTTGCCATTGTTCTATCTTGTTATGAGTTGTTTTTGTTTGCCTTTCTTTCTAAATGCTTCAACAACAATCCTATATACACATCTCTTTCCCATGGCATCATACCTTCAAGTTCAGTCAAAGAATACTTATGTTCCTGCATCATCACAAAATTGGTATGATAAAAATTCATCAGCGAATCATGGGAAAGAGTTATCCGAAAAAATTTACAATATCATCCAAAACAATTTGATTAATTTTTCCACACCCCTTACAATTGAATTCTATAGTGTGACGAATAGCGGGCATGGTACCAAAGAATTTCTGTATCTTTTCAAATTGTGCTGCAGTGAGATTGTCAACAAATTCACGCATATCTTTCAAAGAAGAATTGTCTAAAGAAAATACTTCTTCACTTGTTTGAATAGTTTCAATACACTCAGCAACAACATCATATACTTTTTCAATATCAGAATCTTCTTGTGATAATACTGCTAAATGTTTCACTTTGGGATATTTCATGGTGACAACAACATCATTGGAAATACTGACTTTGTTTGAATGTCCGGAAACTTCCTTCACTTTAATTTCTTCAAGATTTAAAAACCCAGGTGTTTTACTGCTACACTCACCACAAATCAAATTATATTCCAATTCTTCTCCTACAGATTTCCCACGAATTTGAAGAAACAGATATTGTACATCAACCATTGAATGACTATCACAAGATACTTTATCAAATGTACAACCTCTTACAGCAGAATCAATGGCATGAAATACGTCTTTTTCATCTTTACTTTCTGCTGCCATCAATAATAACTTTTCTTCTTTCATGACGAAGGGACGAAATTTCACTACGTCTTTACTTAATGGTAACGTCACTTCAAAAGTGGGTAAATGATTAATTTTCATAATATGTCCTTTAAATTATAATGTTTTCCAATATTTAAACGCAAATGTTACACTTAAACGATGAATGAATGTATTTGAATATGCAACTGGCATAAGACCCATGGAAATTGGATATGCTTCTTCCAATTGAACTCCATACTTTACAACTTCGGCATATTCTCCTGTTTCCATTCCTTCATGTATTGCCATTACTTGTACAGCACCTATGATATTTTTATATGGTGTTACTTCACGACTATTTCCGATAATATATGACATCCAGGAATCAAAATACTTTCTTACATTCCAAGAACCATCTACAAGAAATTGAAAATTGGCACTATCACCACCATAATCAATTGTGGCAGGGCGTTGCACATTTAAGTTATGCAATCTTGCATTTCGGGTACCAATTGTTAATCCAGGAATGGTGGCTTCTTCACAAAACAAAGAAACTGTCTTTCCTATTTCAAGTGTATTGGTAAGAGGTATCCCAGTTGGATGAAATATCTCCACCTTAAATTTATCTGTGCGAGCTAAACCACTTTTCTTTACTTCACTTATGAAGTCTTGTACACTAGGCATGAAAGTTCTCTATGTTAGGTGATGTCTGAAATGTAACTCTTTGAATCTTCATATACTTCACTCTTTTCTTGACCAATAAATGTTTCAATAGGCAACATAATGGTTGCCTTCCAATCTTCAGGATTCACACGCAAAAAACGTGAACGAACATATGGGGTTAGATAACGTTTTACACAGGGGCGAACTTCTGGGAATCGTGCAACACTTTTTAAGATATCCCAATTCATTCTTATACGTGTGGTTTCAGATAATTCTTTTTCATTTGACAAATTCAACAATTTGCCCAATAAGCGCATACGTAATAAAGGTGGAAGATAATGTAAATTCAATCCATAAAATCCACCAGGTACAATACGAAATGGCATCACCAAAGGAAACTTGTCATATACAGGCAATTGTTGTTTGAATTTTGGGTCATACATGAACAAATACATATCACCCCATCTCACAGTAGATACCATTTCACCAATAGGTGAGCGCATCACATCTCGAGGTTTTCTTGTGTTCAACCCTAATTTACGAATTTGCGCCATGTACCACTGATAAGATTTCGTTGTAGAACCTCTTTCAGCGTCTAATCGTATTTGTTCAAATGGATTTTTTGATGGCATAAAGTGGTGAAATTGGGGCTTGACTACTACTTGACACGGTGTTAAAATTACTATGTCTGGATGAATTTAACTGCTACTAGTATTTATCTTACTTTTGTAAAAGTCCTAAGTCTTTCTCTGTAATGAGCATGAATTCCCATCCGTTGTTCTTGGCTATCTTCTTAGCCGCATCCCATTTTGCATTGTTCACAGCCCACTGATACACTTCGCTGATGAACTTTTTTGTTTTTCTCTGTGGAGCAACTGGTTCTTGTGTGAACCTATAGGGTTTCACTTCTATTAGATATTTTTTAATGTTGTTATCCCGATTTCTAATCTTGATGAAGAAATCCACAAAATATCTATGAATTTTACCATCCAAAGGACTGGTATAGGGGATGACAATTTCCTCACTTCCCCATTGTAAAACATTTTCATTAAAATCACACCATTTCATGAATCGTAACTCATAACTTGAGCGATACACGATTTGATGAACATTTCCTAAATATTTTTGAGGATTTTTTGGTATAAACAATCCTCTATACGTATCTTTTGTATAAGCCATATAAATAATGTGTAATCGTTCTCAAGGACTATTTAGATGGCAGACCAAAATCCCTTATCAAGTCGTGGTAGTATTTTAACAGACTCATTACGAACGGTTCCTAGTGCAAGTAGAGGAGCTAACAATGAAGATACTCCTGCCGATGTTTCTCAATATTATCAATTTAAAAGAGGTAAAGTACAATCATTTCGATATCCTCGGGGTCTCGGAGAATTGGATGAATATCCTCATTGGTTGAAAATTGAAATTCATAAAAGAAATAATGCACAAGTAGGAGCTGTAGTGCGAGGAACATCTGGTAGTTTCGTATCCCCCGAAGCCGCCGCAGGAGACCGTGTGGATCCTAGTAGTGGAGTCACCCGTGCTACACAAGGTGGGTTAACAGCAGGCGTGGCAACATTGGCAACAATTGCCACAGGTGGATTGGCATTGGCAACAATTGCCACCGTGGCAGGAGGTGCAGCAGTTGCTGGTGCTACAGCAGGTGGATTAGATGATGCATTAGGCAATGGTGAATTTTCCACCTTAAGTTCTGTGATTGGATTGGGGTTACAAGAACCACCACAAACCAATTATAGAACAACCTGGGAATCCCAAGACATGGGAGAATTTTTGACCACAGGTATGGGAAGTCCTTTGAGTAAAATTGCTGAAATTGCAAGACAGAAAACTACAAAAGTTACTGGATTAAATGTTGAAGGGGCTTCACAAACAGCAAGAGGCGAAATTCGAAATCCATATAAACAACAATTGTTTCGTAGTGTTGAATATAGAAATTTCACATTCAATTTCACATTTCTCCCAGATAGTATTGAGGAAGCAGGTGAAATACAAAAATTGATTTTATTGTTACGTGAAACCATGTTACCTACACGAAGCGATAATGCATTTTATTTGGTATATCCAGCCGAATATACATTGACCTATATGTACAAAAATAGCGCAAATCAAAATGTACCTGGTATTGGAACGTGTGTGTTGACTGACGTAGGAGTACGTTATGGCGGAAATGATTTCGTGACTTTTAAAAATACTTTAGGGCGTCCTGCTGAAGTGGGATTGAGTCTCACATTTAAGGAAATTGTACCTCTTACTGCAAATGCTGCAGCCGAAAGGAATCTATAATGTTTTCTGAATTTCCATTATATTTGGCAACCATTGATGCCATTGCAACGGTTTCTAGCACACTTACAGGAACTATAACAACAACCAGCAATTCTAAAATTGTCACTGGTACAGGAACAAATTTCATTATTGAAGCTCCTGTGGGTTCACAATTATTTGTAACTATTTCAGATGTAAAAACATCATTAGGATATGTGGGTGTTGTGAATAGCAACACAGAACTTCTTCTTGAAGAATCCGCAAGCAACGTTGTTGCAAGTGCTACAAGCACAGTAGAAGTATATCGTTCTGGATATACTGTAAATGATAATGGATTTCTTCAAGAAACAAATTCGGACGCAAAAGCCATTGTTGATTTTTTTCGTCGGGTGAATGTTGTTGAAAAATACACAAAGAATGTTTCTGTGCTTGTTCCTTACACAGTAGAAGATGAAGAAACCCCTGAACTAGTATCTCAAAAATTTTATGGTACACCTTTTTATCATTGGGTATTATTGATGCTTAATAACATCACAAATCCTTATGAACAATGGCCTTTGACAGAAAGTGAACTACGAGAAAAAATTGCATTTAAATATCCAGGTGAATCAAAAGATGATACCTATGAATATCGTAACGTAGAAACTGATTATGTTGAAGATTATAGTGCTGCTGCAGTATTAGCAGGCACACAATATGAAGTCACTATATATGATTATGAACAAGAATTAAATGAAGCCAAAAGAAATATAAAAGTATTAAATCCTGCATTTATAGATGAGTTCATCAAAGAATTTTATAGTGCCTTGAATAAAGAAGTTTAATTATGAATCAAGAATCAATTCGTCCTGGGTCAATTATTGTTGATGAAATTGCTTTGTTTACTGAAAAAGGAGAGCAATATAACATCACACAATATGTAGAAACATTTTCTATTTTTGAAGATGTTTTTTCCAATGTGCTATCAGGAACTGCTATTTTTGCAGATAACTTAAATCTTTTTGGGTCTATTCCTATCATAGGAAGAGAAATCATGAATATACGTTGTCACGTACCAGGTTTTGACAATGTATCAATTCAACGTGCATTCTACATTTATTCTGTTGAAAACAGAACTGCAACATCACAAGATAGACAACAAATGTATGAAATTCATTTCATGTCATTAGAGGGTATGATTGATAACGTTACCTATCTTTCAAAGAAATTTACTGGTTCCACAGATGATATAGTAAATAATATCTTTACAGAATATCTTCAGCTTCCTCGTTTATGGGATAAAAGTTATCCTTTTCCTTCTGGACTATCAAAAAATAATTCATTATTATCTCCTGATTGGAAAGAAGCCATTCCAAAAACAAATTTAAATCAATTGAACGTGGGCGGTAATCGTCCATTTAAATCTAAGGTGACATTTGTTGCTGCCATGTGGTCTCCTTTGAAAACCATTAATTGGATGGCATCTCATTCCATTGATGGGTCAACTGAAGGCGCCAACGTGTTGTTTTGGGAAACATCTCAAGGATTTTATTTTGGTAGTATAGACAATCTTATTGAAAAGCAATCCAATCCTAGAAACAGAAGAAGTTATTACTATGGGTTGGATGATGCCGCCATTGATTTAATTAAGAAAAAACGAGGTGGTACTTCTGTTGCCAAAGGATATGAAAAAGTTGAAAACGTAACCGTTCCTACCATGGGTGACACTTTACGTAGTCAAGATTTTGGTCATTTGTCATCAAATATGCATGTTATAGATATTAACACAAAAGATTACAAGGAATACATTTTTGATTATCCTAGCAATTTTGAGACATTTAAACATACTGATGGCGCAAGACCTGCATTTAATGTAAATCAAACTCGTAGTGTATATTCATACAGAACATTTAAAACAAAACATAGAAAACTATTCAATGATTATGTGGATCCTAGTTATCAAGACTGGGTGTTACAACGAAATAGTTTATTATATGATTTAAGTAATCTTCGTGTTGAAATTACAGTTCCTGGATTTTGTGGTGTGGAAATAGGTGAAGTTGTGAATTTCTATTACCCTCGAATGGGTGAAAAAAATGAAAATGAACAACTACAAGATTTAATTGATCCATACCTTTCAGGGAGTTATCTAGTGGTTGCAGTACGACATATCATGGGAAGAGAAAAATATACTATGAAGTTGGAATTAGTAAAAGAATCTTTAGCAAACACCTTGGTGTAATATGAATACTGTTTATGGAAATGGCGCCTTTCATTGGTTCATGGGAGTTGTCGAGGATAGAAAGGATCCTGAAAAATTAGGAAGATGTCGAGTTCGTGTTGCAGGATATCATACAGCAGACAAATCAATCTTACCCACAGAAGATTTGCCTTGGGCAATGCCTTTGATGCCCATCACATCGGCATCAGTAACCGGTATTGGACAAGCTCCTATTGGTCCTGTCGAAGGAACCTGGATTTTTGGATTCTTTATTGATGGTGAAGATTGTCAAATACCGATTATGTTGGGAACATTCCCTGGACGGTCTGAACCCCTCAATCTTATTGCATTATTACAAAAATTGGCTGAGGCATTTTCTACACCTCTTACATTATCGGCAAAGGGATTATCTACCAATGCCATTCCAACTATTGATTTAGTCGCCAAACGAGATGAAGAAGAAGTTGCACGTTTAAATGAACAAGTAACCGAACAATAAACATGGCTGATAATCGTTTCATCATAAATGAAGTAAGAAGAAATCTTAAAGGCGTCACTGTTGAATCATTGAGTGCCTTGATTGATTGCTCACCTACGTTACAAACTTTAGTTGAGCAAAATTATCAAGGGTTACTTACTCCTACCGATGTGACAAAAATACTTCAAGAAATTGAAGATTGCCAAAAAGTTATTGTTGATAAATCAACATTAGGTCAACTATTAGCTAACATTAAAAATAATCCTTTCTTTGTCACTCCCGATGAATCTGAGATGGCAAAGAAATATTCTTCATTTGAAGATATCCCATTATACAGCAATAGTTTATTAACATCAAATGATGAGATTTTCATTGATCCATCCACAGGAGCAGCAGTTTTATCACCTACCCCAAATGCCAGAATTTCTTCCCCTGCCAGAAGTAGAGAGGGATATGTAGGTGATTTGGATCCGCGAGATGTAGAAAATATTCAATTGTTGATTGAAGATGAAATTCGTACAGAATATTTAGCACAAGGATATAATCATGCGGTAGACACCATAACTGATGATGGTAAAATTGGTTTATATGGTTTAACTGTAAAAGATTTAATTGCCATAGGTGTTATTGCACAAAATGCGGTAGATTTATGGCAACAACTTCGAGGTGATGAAGATTGGGCCAAACGTTGTGCGGTTGAAGGTATTATATCAGATGAGCGATATCAAAAAATTCCAGTTCAATTGCGTTCAGCACTGCACTGGTATGTTCTTGCCAACAGAAGTCTTTGGGTAGAAACATTTTTAGGAAAAATTTTAAGCCCTAAAGATTTAACTCGTTTGCGCGAATTACAAAAGTTTTTGTCATATCGTTTCTTGTTAAAAGATTGGAAAACCAATTTTAGATTTTTCGCCTTGGCAAAAATAACTGAGAAATCACAAATTGCAGGGTATTTGATTTTACAACGTATCTTTGGTAAAAATGCTCGTAGAATATCTGCTGTAGGAGGATTGTTAGGCTCAATTATTGGTAGACAAGCTACGGAAGTTTTTGATAGAGCTACCAGAGGTATTTTGGCAGGGCAACAATCTCCCGAACCCGCAGCCGACATTAATGCCTTGGATGAGGCTCAAGGATTTCATGACCCAAACAATATATATCCTAGAGTAACAAGAATAGGTGAACCTGATACTAATCGTTTGGCTCGTGGTGAAAAAATTTCTGATACAGTTGTGGGTGCCAAAGATGATGATAGAATTTTAGATGTTCCTGTTGCTCGCGGTGCAGCAGGAGAATGGAGTCAACCAAAATCTCCTTATAATGCAAAGTATCCATATAATCATGTGACAGAAACAGAATCAGGTCACGTGATTGAATACGATGATACTCCTGATAATGAAAGAATGCATTGGTATCATCGTGAAGGCACCTTCATGGAAATTGACCGTAATGGCACCATGGTGCGCAAAATTGTTGGTGATGGTTATGAAATTTATGAACGTGATGGATACATTTATATTGGAGGACGCGCAAACATCACAGTTGAAGGTAATTGTAACATCTATGTGAAAAACAACGTCAATTTACAAGTTGATGGTAATTTGAATGCCGACGTACATAAAAATATGTCATTTAATGTTGCAAAAAACTTTGATGTAACTGCTGGTGGAAGTATCAACCTTAAGGCACAAGAATTTTTGAACGTTCAATCCATGAAAGAAAATGTAAACATCAAGGCAAAGAAAAAAGCTAGTACGACAGCCGATGATGTCAATCTTCGTGCCAATGACAAACTTAATTTATATGGTGATTCTGAAATCAATGTTACTGCGGGATTACCTACAAAGAAAATTAAAATTGTGGGCACCATTAATTCGTTTCCAACATCACAAGGAACAGCATCCTTTCCAATTGTGTTGCCGATATCTATTGTACGAGCACCTGTTGCCGGAGGTGCAACAAGTGGAGATCCTGTACGTGAACGAAATCCACAAGAACCTGAATTACCTCCTTTAATTCTTGAAAGTAGAACTGATATGTGGTCAGAAGCATTGTCCACATTGGCAGAAAATTCTGAAGAAAACCAAAATGAAATTTCTGTGTTAAAGAAGCGAGGGGTTGACGAAGGACTTGTCACAACAGAAGATTTAGAACGTCCTTTGACATCAGGAGAAACAGATTCAAGTAGAGCTCCTACATTAAAACCTGCTAGAATTGCTTCATGTAACATCATTTATGGTACAACGAGTTTTCCTCTGACATATCGTTTAACAGAAAATGTCACATTAGGTATGTTGAAGGGAAACAATCTACGAGACCAACATGGATTACGAAAACAAGACATTGTATGTAATCTACGTCAATTGGCAGAAAATGTCATTGAACCTGTATTTGATTTGTTAGGAAAGGGTAAAATATTAATTACATCATGTATTCGTTATCCTGGATATAACACAGGTTCTTTACGACCTGCACAAGGGGTGTCTTTCCATGAACAGGGATTGGCAGTTGATATGTGTTTCTTAAATACACCTTTTTCACAATATTATGATTATGCACTAAATTTAAAGAGAAACATTCAATATGATAAGTTGTTACTTGAATATAGAATTGGAACAGTCAAGGGTGTGACAACATATAAACCTTGGATTCATATTCAATGGCAACAATCTGGAATTAATATGGCAAATGGACGTAGCGGTGGTAATGCTCGTTTAGAAGCATTTACAATGAAAAATGATGTTCGAGTGACCCCTGTAGGAACTTTAACAAACTTCTTACCTGGTTCCACACTACAATACTAAAAACCATATAAATAATTCACATGACAACACCAACAAAACTCTATAAAGACATTGACCTCACATTTGCGAAAACCACATCAAATGATGTGGCTAAACGCATTGATGTGAATGCTGTAAAACAATCTATTAAGAATTTGTTGTTGACTCGTCCAGGTGAACGTCCATTTCAACCAAATTTAGGAAGTGAATTATATT